ACCTTGCATGGTTAGCCGAAGGCAATACCCCATTACCACCAGAAGGAAACTAATATGACTTATTTTGCTAAATGCGTACCAACAGCAACCGCAGGAAAACTTGAAGTAGTTGATGTAATTCGTGCTGAACAAGATTTTGTAGACGGTTTACCTGGCTTTTGGGTATTAACTGACTACAACACCTACGGTAATGTACATTACGCACCAAGCCCTCCTGCTGAACCTCATACACCTGACGGTGGTATACCTATTCGTGGTAACTACGCTGGTATTGGTTTTACTTATGACGCTGGTAATGATGTGTTTTATGCACCTATGCCTACATCACCTGGCACATGGGTATTAAATACTTCTACATGGCTATGGGAAGATACAACCCCACCAGAGGCTTAATATGACATTTATTGTTGACGGCACTAATGGTTTAACCTTTCCTAATAGCACAGTACAAGCTAGTGCTGGGAATGTATTGCAAGTTGTCAGCGCTACATCTACCTCATCCTTTTCTACAAGTAGTGGTTCTTTTGTAACTACAGGATTTTCTGCTTCCATTACACCAAAATTTAGTACTAGCAAAGTATTGGTACAGTTTTCAGTATTTAATATGGTACAAGGTGGAAATATGGCTGCTGCTATAACTATATATAGGGGTGGAACTTCATTAGACACAACTGGATTTGCACAAGTTTACGCACAAACTGGTTCAAGCACTACAACTGGTGCTGGTTCTGGAGTTTATTTAGATAGCCCAGCAACTACATCTTCAACAACTTATACACTTTATTTTCGCAATCAAAATAATAATGGAACTGTTACATTAAATAGTTCTACAGGAATAATGTCAATTGTTTTAATGGAGATTGCAGCGTGAACCAATATTTTATTCAAGCTATATATGTGCTTTATCCGCAAGTCGTTACAACAATAAATCAAGAAGCATTTGACGCTGACGGAAACCCTGTTGAATATGACCCTGTTGCGGTGCAAGAAGAAGCTGACAGGTTGTCATGTGCTGACCAAGCTAAAGCTATTCTTTCTGCAACCGATTGGACATCTATTGCCGATGTAGGCGACCCAACCAAATCAAACCCATACCTTGTAAACCAAGCTGAGTTTATTGCTTACAGAAGCACAGTTAGAGGTTATGCAGTTAATCCTGTAGTTGACCCTGTATGGCCTACACAGCCTACGGAACAATGGTCTAGTTAATGTTTCAAACTGCTTTCCAACCAACCGCATTTCAAAACAATGCGTTTCAGATAAACATTACACCCCCTACGCCTTCTGGCCCTAGCGGTGGTGATGGTTGGACTAAAGAAGAATGGAAGTACTACCAAGAACTAGATAAAAAGAAGCGTAAAGCAGAAGCTAAACGCCTAGCTGCATTAAAAGCAGACAAAGAAAGCCGTAAACAAAGCATTGCTGACTTAATTGACCCACCAAAAGTAAGCAAACGCAAACAAAAAGAATTACAATCTAATCAAGTAGTTAGCGTTGATACACCGTCAAACCTAGCAAATATTGACCGATACATCGCTAATCTTGAGAAGCAACAACAAGACTTGCGAACCGCAGTAGCAATGAGAGAAGCAAAACTCCGCCTAGAACAGGAGATTGCAATACTTGAAGCCATACGGTTAGCAGAATTAGACGATGAGGAAGCGTTATTAGCACTAATACTTTAAACCCACACCAGCAATACAAACTGGCATACGAACATTTGCACGCAGGGCGATTAGACGCTGGTTTCAGATTATTTGAATACCGTTGGCATCCTGATGTAATGGCTAATCAAGCACAGCCATATACTCAGCCATTAAAAATGCCAGTATGGAGAGGTGAAAGCCTATTAGGGAAAACCATTACTGTCATGGCTGAACAAGGCTTTGGCGACATTATTCAATATGCGAGGTTTTTGCCATTTTTAAAGGTTATGGGTGCTAGTCGTGTTGTTTTATTGCAACATGGTTCATTACATACGCTATTTGGTCAAATGGATTGCGTTGACACCTTTAGTAATATGCCAGAAGAAGGCATTGCTACTGAGTCTGACTATTGGATTGGCATTATTTCCCTGCCTTACTATATCTCTTTAGCGCCCTCTTATGCCAAAGCCTTATTCCCCCTATCAACTGACAAAATAATCGGTTCTGAGGGTTATTTAGATGCCTTGCCAAGCAACATTCCTAAGAAGATAGGCATTAACTGGTCTACCTCTAAAGGTTTATTGCATTATGTCCGCACAATTCACCCAGAAAAGATGCTAGAAGTCATTGGCCCTGACGCTTATTCGTTTAATCCTGAAGAAGATAGGTTTTGGACACCCTTACCTAATGACGGTTGGAAGCAAGATTGGAATAAAACAGCAAGCCACCTTAAAGCAATGAAAGGTTTGGTAACTGTAGACACAGGCATAGCCCACCTTGCTGGCGCATTAGGTGTAAAGACTGTTTGCATCATGCCTAGAAAAGACTTTAAGTGCTGGCGCTGGAAGCATGGCACTTGGTACGACTCTGTAGTCACAGTAGAAGAAGATGAATTACACAAAATACCAGACATCATAAGGAGAATGTAATGATTTGCCCACAATGCGGTTACACAGAAGGTAACCATGTAAAAGCTAAACAGTCTGACAAAGACCATTACCTTGAATTCTGGGGGTTTACCCTAGGTAGCCCTGAAGCAGAAAAGGCTTGGATAGAAAAGCAAAATATGACTGCTAGGGAAGCACCTACCATTATTTCTGATATAGAAGGCTATGTTAGTCAGGTAGATGGCACATGGATTAAATCTAAATCTATGCACCGTGACCACCTAAAACAGCACCGAATGATTGAATTGGGCAATGATGTGCCTACTCAACATAAACCTGTAGAAATAGACAGGAAATCACAAGAGGCACGCAAGCGCCAAATAGCAGAATTAACCTACGCAAAACTTAACTACCGATAACTTGGAGAATATATGTCTGAAGAACAACTAAACCGCAGAGATGCCCTAATGCAAGCAATGGAAGCTGCGGAGGAAGGTACACTTGAAGCACCAGCCGATAAAGAACTTGATGTTGTCCAAGACGATATTGCCGAGGAGTCCGTTGAAGCTAAAACTAGCGAGGCAGATAACGAAGAACCTGCCGAAGTTTCTGAAGAACTTGAATTTGAGGCAGCGCATGAAGATGCGGAGGAAGTAAAGCCTGTAACACGCCCAAGCACCTGGAAGAAAGAATATGTCCAAATTTGGGACAAAATGGAAGCTGGGCAACAGATTAGCAAGGAAGATTTTACTAAGTTTGCTGAATATGCTAACCAGCGTGAGTCTGAATATAAGAAAGGCGTAAGCACTTATAAGGCTGAAGCTGACCGTGCTAGAGGCTACGAAGAAGCTATTGCCCCATTCATTCCAGAGTTACAAGCGCAAAATATTAGCCCTGCTGCATGGATTAATAACCTTGGTCGGGCGCATATGGTTTTGTCAAAAGCACCGTATAGCGAAAAAGTGCAAATGTTTCAAAGACTTGCACAAGATTATGGAATACAATTAGGTGAAGATGGTGTAAGCGTACCTCAAACAGACGCATACACCCAGCAATTAATGAACCAGTTAAATCAAGTAAACCAAGAGGTTTATTCGATTAAAAACAGGTTTCAGCAAGAAGAACAATCTCGATTAATGTCTGAGATTGAACGAGTAAGAAGTGATGTGGAGAAGTTTCCGCATTTTGATGTGGTTCGGGAAGAAATGGCTCAACTACTTGAGTTAGGGAAAGCCCAAGACCTAGAAACGGCCTACAAGAAAGCCGTGCGAATGAATGATGATGTATGGGCGTTAGAACAGGAAAGACTCCTGACAAGCGCCAAACAAGCATCAAGCAAAGCACAGCAAGTAGCGAAGGCTAAGACTGTTGCAGTCAGTCCGAAGTCCTCTACTCCTAGAGGCACGGTAGCTACAACGGATAAAAAGGATAGACGGGCATTATTGTCAGAACAATTAGGTGAGGCAATGGCCCGTAGGGTTTAACTTAACAATTTATTAAAGGAATATCATGACATACGCTAACTCAGCGATTACCGATATTATCGCAACGACTATTCAAAGCCGTAGCGGTGAATTGGCAGACAACTTAACAGAAAACAATGCAATTCTGCAACGCCTGAACAGCAAGGGTAATGTACGCCCATTCTCAGGTGGTAATGTGATTTTGGAAGAAATCATGTACAACGACCCAAATACTAATAACGCTAATTCTTATAGCGGTTACGAAGTATTGAACATTGCCCCAGATAGCCCTATCTCTGCTGCACAATTTAAAATTGCACAGTACGCAGATTCAGTAACAATGTCTGGTTTAGAAATGTTGCAAAACAGCAGCAAAGAAGCAATCATTGACCTTTTAGATGGTCGTATGCAAGTTTCCGAAGCACGCTTGTTAAACCGCATTTCTGGTGACTTATACCTTGACGGTACAGGTAATGGTGGTAAGAACTTGGATGGTCTAGGCGCTGCTGTTTCAGCAACTCCTACAACTGGCACATACGGTGGTATTAATGCTGCTAACTGGACTTTCTGGCGTAACCAAATCACTACTGGCGCTACTGCTAACACAATGTTGGCTTCTATGACTACTGCTGCTATCAAGCAGATTCGTGGCACAGACAAAGCTGACCTTATCGTAGCTGGTAACACAATGTACCAATATTATGTTGGCGCATTGCAAGCTATTCAGCGTATTGCTTCTGAAGAATCTGGTGCTGCTGGATTTGCTTCATTGAAGTTCTACGGTGGTGGTACTAGCGCAGATGTGGTACTAGGTGGTGGTTATGGTTCACAAGAAACAGCTACATATATGTATTTTTTGAACACTAACTACATTTTCTTCCGCCCACACAAAGACCGCAACTTTGTACCTATCGGTGGCGAACGCCAAGCGATTAACCAAGATGCGATTGTAAAACTCTATGGATTTGCTGGAAATTTAACTACTTCCAACCGCTTCCTACAAGGTTTACTGACAACCTAATAGATTGGGGGAAACCCCTTTCTAATTAACTGTCTAATTTATAAAGAAAAGGAAATATCATGGCATTTACAACTCTCCCCATCGCAGGTGTAGACCTTGTTGGTACTCAAACCGCAACAGAATTAACTGCACAAGGCACTTCTGCTAGTTTTGGCCCATTAGGTGTACAAACTTTTGCAAATGATGGTTTGCGTTATGTTTGGGCTACTGCTGGTGCAGCTATTACAGCTTCAACAACAACTTGTTCTATTAACGCTTCAACCTTTGTAGCTACCGCTTCTGCTGGTACTTACACTTCACCTACAACCGCAATGGCTTCTGGCGATTATGGTTGGTTTAGCAAGGCTTCAGTCTAAAAAATTGAAGAATTAGTAGTAACCTAGGGACTTCCTCACAAGGGGAGTCCCTTTTTCTTTTAATAACCCTAACCACTTAGGAGATTTAAATGGCTATCGAGTCAGATGTTAAAAACGCAGACGCAAACCTAGCAGTCACATTCTATAAACGGTCAGTAAAGCAAGACATGGCTTCTGAAGAAGCTGGCAGACCGATTTTTAAGGAATTTGATTTTATAAGAATTATGGTTCCTGGCGATAATTTAAGTGAAATTGACACTTATGCCCAAGAGTCCCATAAACAGCGTTTTCCACGCCATTGGGCGCATTACCAAAACCAAGAAGGCACAAACCAAAACTTTGAAGGTACACCTATTGAACAATGGCCTCAAGTAAGCCGTAGTCAAGCCGATGAATTAAGAGGAATTAAGTTTCCTACCGTTGAGTCAGTAGCTAACTGTTCAGACCAACAATTACAGCGTATTGGCATGATTGCAGGGATGTCACCCCATTCTTTCCGTGAAAAAGCCAAGGCTTTCCTTAATTTGGCTACAGATTCAGCCGAAGTAGCACAAAGAGAAGCAGAATTGCAAGCATTAAAAGAAGAAAATGCTAAAATTAAGGCTGAAACAGATGCGAAGCTATCCAAAATGCAGGAACAAATGGAAGCCCTACTTGCTGCTGTTGCGGAAAAAACTCCAAAATCACGCAAACCGAAAGTAGTAGAGGCCTAATATGTCCCAAACGATGTTGCAACTGGTTCAGCAAGTCACAGCAGAACTTAACTTAGCCGTACCTACCTTTGTAGCTGGTAATCAATCACAAGATGTACAGCAAATCTTGGCACTAATGAATGGCGCTGGCTATGATTTAGTTAAGGAATACAACTGGCAAGCCCTTCAGGTGCAATATCGTTTCTACACACAGGCAATTAATACAACTGGCGCTACTGTAAATGGTTCTACTGTATTGCAGATTAACGAAGCGATTGATTTAAGTGGTGTTACTACGCAATGGCAAGTAACTGGCACAAACATCAACCAAGATACCAATGTTGTGTCAGTAAACAACACTACAAAACAAATTGTTTTAAGCCAAATGGCTTCAGGTACAGGTTCAGGGGAGATTGTTTTAGCCCAAACCGCTTATTCATTACCTGCTGACTTTGAAACCATTACAGACCGTACTCAATGGGATAAAACTAAGCATTGGGAAGCATTAGGGCCTGAAACTGCCCAACAATGGCAATGGTTAAAGTCTGGTTACATCTCTACTGGGCCACGCATTAGATGGCGTATTTTGGACAATCAATTCCAAATATGGCCTCCTATGAATACTAATGAGTATTTAGGGTGGGAATACCGCAGTAAAGGTTGGGCAAGGGCAGCTAATGGCGCTATAAAGAATAGCTTTACTGTTGATTCTGATACAACTGTATACGATGACCGTTTAATGGTGATTTATACCAAACTCAAATATTTCCAAGTAAAGTCTTTTGACACTACTGCGTTAAATCAAGACTATATGCGCTATTTAAGCGTTGTAAAAGCTAACGACAAAGGTGCGCCAAACCTATCGTTTGCACCATACCCAAGCAAAGTGCTTATTGGTTATGCCAATATTCCTGATACTGGTTATGGAAGCTAGACATGGCGCAACCTAAACAAAGAAGTGCTGTAACAGCCTCAGTTTCTAGCCCTATTGGTGGCTGGAACGCTAGGGACTCTATTGCTGAAATGCCACCGCTAGATGCTGTGGTATTAGACAATATGTACCCTACCCCTACTGATGTGCAATTACGCCTAGGTTATACCAAGGCTAGTGTATTAACCACAACAACTGGTGTGCAAACCATTTCTAGTATTACTGTTTCTGGAATTACTGCAACCCTTACTACCGCAGTAGCACATGGCTTGTCTACTGGTGCTACAGTTTCAATTACTGGGGCTACCCCTTCTGGGTTTAATGGCGTTTATACAATAACCGTTACAAGTGCAACTGTTTTTACTTATAAACC